TCGGAGATTGAGGTGGCGCTTGAGGAGGTGCTTGAGTACCCTGACCTGCTAAATTGGCGGGTACTGCAAGAGTTATAGTCTTACTAGGCGGTACATCAGGTGTGAAGGGTGGGAAAGGTGTAAGACCGGTAGCGGTAGCGACTCTACCACCGTCAGGTAGATTAGTCCATGGAATTACTCTATCAGCCATATTGATACTATTATTTAAGTATCAAATTAGAGAAGATTTGGTAAAGACGAATTAGCTTGTGTTACTCTCCAATATTGATACGCAAGGGTGGTAGGAACTTTTTGTATTTCACCTGCTGCACCGATATTATAATCCATTGCTCCGACGTTTACTACATAAGCACCATAAAGAGTGTATTTTCTTACTGTACCACCGGTCTTATTTAAAAGACTTAAACCAATAATAGAAGAATTTCTTGCAACATTATAATTACCTGTTGAAGTACTATCATCAAAAGTATTGAAGGTAGCATTTTCAAGAACAGTACGAATATTATAATTGGCATCACAACGGAAAACAACGTTATAAGCATCAGAACCAGGGTAGGTGGCTGTACCAGGAACGTTGAAGTTTAATCCCATAAAGGGAACCTGTACGTTTGTTATGTTTCTACCTGGAAGGGAAGCAGTCTCGAGATAAACAAGAGAGCTTTCTCCTAAGTTAGTATTTGCAAGCTGGGTTACACGAAACTGAAAGGTACGTGCAAAGTCCTGCTGTTGTATCGATGTATAGAAGTCAGAGATGTTTTGTGCCATATATAGTATTTATTAGATAAGTTCGTTAAAGCTTTGACTGGTGCGGGTTGCAATAAAGTTTACCAAGATAAACTCTGCAGCTCTTACCGGCTTAATGTAAATGTCAACATTAAGCTGATTATTATCAATTGAAGCAGATGTATTATTTCTTTCGTCACATACAATCAAGTAATCGTATAAGCCTTGGGTATTCTTAGCTAATTCAAAGATAGGTGTGATAGTGTTTACCAACCTTGTACGTGTAAAGTCAGTATTAGGTTCGAATACGAAGTACTTAACAGCATTTTGTACTGCTCTTTCTAAGGTAAGGAATAAACGACGGACGTTAACTCTATCAAACGCAGATGGCTTATTCTGTAAGGTCTTTTGACCGTATACAACGTAACCTTCATTTGAGAAGAGTACAATTGGGTTAACACCTACTGTGTAGAGATAATCTCTTTGCTTTTGATTTGGATTAAAAGCAATGTCAGTAATATTGTTTATTATACCGCGATTTAATCCTGCAGGAGCAACCCAAGGCTGGGTAGCAGCAGAAGAATTAGCATAAACACCGGCGACGAACCCTGAAGCAGGGACCCACGAGAATGTATTTGAATATGTATCGAATACCTTTACCCAGTTACCATAAATGGTTGAGTAATTAGTGTCAATAGTAACAACGGATTGTGCTAACGGTATAAAGATATTCTTTGTAAAGGTAGCTCCTCTATTTGCTAATGTCTTAACATCGGAACCATTAACGAATATCTGTCTTAAAGGATCGGAAATAAATACGCAATCCTTACGTGTGTTTTGAACGTAATTGTTAAACAAGTCAAAAATTACTTTCCATTTTTGTAATGTATCTGATTCTCCATAACTGGATAATGAAGATGTATCTGTAAACTTCTTATCGTTGTACACTTCATTTGCAGATGTGTTAGCAAAGATAGTAGATAACCCGGCGTCAACAACAATGTCAATAGTTGTATTCTCTGGTGAACTTACTAAGTCAAGAGCTCTGGAAACTTTCTGATCAACAGAACCTACTGTATTACTTGTTGTATAGTTATATGTAGGAGCCCATACACCTTCGGCATAAAGAGCCTTAGCACCATCGTCAACTCTTACACTAACAGCAGGGTTTGCTGAAGATACACTCTGCCAGTTTGTTAATCTAGAAATAGCAGGGTTAATAAGAATCTTAACGTTCTTCGAACCATTATTAACAATATCTTCAAGATAGTTAGTTGCTGGTGTTCCGCCAATAATGGCAATAGATTTCTTTTGAGAGTTTAAAGAACCTGTAAATGTTTCAGCAATAGAGTAAATTAAAGTACCTGGCTGATAGGTAGAATTACGTACCTTGAATACGTTAAGAACAACGGAATCATTATAGTAATCTTGACCGAAGTTGTACGAGTTTGTAGCTTCAACAGCTTGAGATACTGAACTACCAATTGTTCCTGCTGCTGCAGATAAGGTAAAACCTAAATTAGTATTTGATACAGAAGTGAAATAATCTGCTGATGAAAGACTCCAAATATTAGTTACAGAATTGAACGGATGGGATGGACCCCAATTTGTATTATCGGCAATAGATATATAATACCCTTGATTGGCTTCATCAATAGCTGTTTGAGCACTATTTAAAATAACAATACCGGCGTCAAGTTGTCCGCCGATTTCGTACATTGGATCGTAAGCACCATCTACATAAGCATCATCACCTTCAGAATAAACTTTACCAAGTTCGTGTGTTAAACCGCTCCAATTAAAATTGTTCTGAAGAAGGGAGAGGTATGTATCTTCACCAAATGTTAAGTGTACTGGTGCACCAACAGTGTATTGAGTAACGGTATCATTACTACCGGAAGCTACTGGATAGAAAAGAGCACTATAAAGATTTGTAAATCCTTCACCGGCTGCAGAACCATATGGTAGACGTGTTGTTAGGAGATTACCGTTGCTATTGAGTACGGCACGGCTATTATAGTAGAAATAACGCTCTGCAGCTGTAGTAGGTGTACCGTAAATCTGTTCAAACTCTGAAATAGAAGTAATTTGAAGGACTTCATCAGTAGGACCTTGAGGAGCAAATCCGGGTACATAAATGAATGTACCTCCTGGAATTGCTATTGTCTGGGATAAATCGGTTTCTGTGATTTGAACACCGGGAGATAGTATTGAGAGAGCCATATTGTTATATTATTATTTATGTTTTTCTGGTGTATTTTTTTTATTTTAACAAATTAATGTCTAACTGACTGAATTGAAATTGAGCTGTTGACTCGATAAAATCAGGGTCTTTATAACTATAGGTAATGGCTCCTAAGTTTGTTATAAAGGCGTTATGATATTTAAATTCAATTGTTTTTTTATTGTATTCATCTAGACCAAAAATAGAAAAAGTAGTACAATACTCAGCTTCAACCCCTGTTTGTATAAGATCTTTGTATGTTTGATATTTCGGATCAGTACCTGAATAATAACTACCTAATGGAGAATTTTGTATAGATAACCAATTCCAAAGTAACCAATAATTTCTAAAAGCGTTATCAACAATAAAATTAACATCTAAGGGGGGATAGTTCGGTCGACTGTAGCTTGAAACGTTTTGAGATTGACCTCCAAAACGAACTTCAACAGATGGTACCTGTATGGCAGGTACAATAGTTCCATGCACACTTATTTCTAACGGATTAAGCTTAATAGTGTCATCGGTAAGAGAGTTCTTTCTAAGAATGTCAGGTAAGTTTAAAAGTAGTATAAACTTATCTTTACTTGAACGGTTAAGAACGGATTGCTGGGTAGGGTTTGTTGTCATTTTAGTCTAATGGTATCCAACCATTATTTAATAGATCCCAATGATCAGAATTACTATATGCTTTGTTAAGCTCCTCTTCTGTCATAAGAGGGGTGTAACTTTCTACTATTTCTGATCCTATATTTGTTATATTATTTTCTACACTCAACTCTCTTAACGTGAAAAGTTTTGGATCAATTTCGTCGTATCCTAAATTAGATATCTTTAAAGGTTTATTTTGTTCATCGTATTCATCTATTTGAAAATACTGTTGACATATTTCCGGTTCTAATGCAAATAATGTCCAAACAAGAGCCATAACTCTATCATCATAGAAGTTATCATTCTTTTTTCTATATGTACCGTTAGGGTATCTAATAAACGTTTCAAGCTCTTTAATAGTATCTATATCATTAATATGAACGGTTTGTAAGAAGTTAAGCCAGTAGCGCATATTAGCTACTCCTGCAAATCTTAAATTATTATGACTTAGGATACCTAAATGACGGGTGTTAGAAAAGGAACCAGTATTAGCAAGCTTTGAACAACTAACTATCTTTTCGTAATAATGCTTATGAAAGAGGTTATCAATAATTTGAGCACCACAATTATTTCTTTCTACAAGTAAAGGAGGGTTACCCCATTGACTAGCTAATGCAACGAGTTTATTAGAGTAATGATAAGGTTCAATAATATTAGTACCAAATACCGCTACTTGTTTTATTTCAGTTAAATCTGTTATATCTAATACCTGGGCAACAGAAGATGCTCTTCCTATACCCTCTCCAACGTCAACCCCTATTACATAAAGCTTAGAAGCATCTGGTCGTTCAAATACTTTATAATGTCCTTCTTCTGAGTCCCAAATAACTGGTTTCTTTTTCTCTTTAAACCTTTCAATAACAGAAGCCCCTACTGCAGAGTTACCTGCATCTAAAAATGTATTACCAAACTCTTGTTGAAACGCTTCATCTGATCCTAAAGCAGCAGCCATTTGCTTACGCCACTTCTCACCTCTCCCTGGTACATCCCACCAATCAATACGTTCGTAATGCCACCCGTTAGTACCCTTTTCAGCACCTGAATAAACTTCATAGAATTTATTACCCGTACCATTAGGAGTACTAACCATAAAGATTTTAGTCTTTTTACCGGAAGATACAATAGGGATAACTGATTTCCAAAAATCTTCCATGAAGTGAGGCTCAATGAATGCAGCCTCGTCAATACAAAGAATAGAAGCAGAATCACCTCTGGCTGCTGTTGATGTTGTAGTACTAATACCAATACTAGAACCGTTAGCAAATGTTACACCCGTTTTACCATATTCTTTAACTCCGGGTTTAAGATAGTTAGGTAACATTTCGTAAGCTAATCTAATACGCTTAAAGATATTAATCGCAGTATTTTCTTTGTTAGCTACAATAATAACTCTCTGATCATCATAGAAGCAAGTATTCCATAATGCATAGATAGTAGTAATTGTTGTTTTACCGCACTGACGGCTGGCTAGTACACAGACAAACCTATTATCAGCTAAACTCTTAAGAGCTTTTTTTTGTGCTTTATAAAGATCTATTTTTTCTTTGCCTCGATCTAAATTTACAATATAAAAATGCTCTTCGGCAAAGTGAATAATATCCTCTTTGCACTTTTTAATCTCCTTAACCATCTTAGGAGTCCACTCAAACTGAGCATCCTCCTTTGGAACATTTTTATCCCCTCTATAGTATTGAGAATCGTCTATAGGGTTTTCAATTATTTCATCATCTGACATCAGTAGCCTTATTTAAGGGGTACTGTTATTAGAAATCAATTATTGTTACCTACAATGCCTAATAGTGTTGTACGTAAATGCTCTACTAACGCATCCTTATCGTGAGGATTTTCTGCATGTAGGATAGAAACTTTTTCACCGTTTATATCATAACCTAAAATCATGTAAGCTTTTAAATATTCTTCGGCAATATGATCAAGATGTTCAAGATCTTTTACCTTAGACTGTTTAACAGATGCAGTATCGTAAAAACGAAGAAAAGCTTGCTTTATAACATCCTCAATGTATAAAGCAGATTCTGTAGGGTCTATTTTTACTGCACTTAATTTAGTTGATGCTGGTTTTACCTTCTTAGTAGTTTTTCTTTTTGAAGGTACTTTCTTCTTGTTATTTTCTGCATCCATACATAGATATTTATTCTTTATGCAGGGAAGAAGGTGAACTTGATTTTTGTATATACCCAGAAGCCTTATTGTTTATGTTGTATTTAACAAGATGCTCAACAAGAACCTCAAATGAGCTTGTTTTAATTTTTAAACGGCCTGGTATAAATTGTCCTCCATCAAATAATTCAAAATACGATTCATCAAGAAAAGGGTCATTAACATAACATGTACAAAAAATAGATGATACACCTGGGTCAATAACAATTGACCAAGCACGGGGATCGGTTTGATTATATTCTGTAAAAAGCCTATGTGCGTAATATCCACTATCACGTAACCTTTTGAGAGTATATCCTAGTGTAGTTAATTTGTTTGACATATAATTTAATTTAATTAGTACTTTACTATTTTACCAGCGCAGATATAACAAATTTTATATTAACGTTACGATCTTCTACTTCAAAAAGTGTTACCTTTAAAGTATTGTTAATTTTAACAGTAATGCTATCAACACGAAGGCCGGCAAGCATACGTATATTTTCTAAATTAAGCGGAAGAACATTCTTAATAGGTTCTCCAACAAACTTATCAGTAACAAGATATGTAAGATTGTTGATATTCTGTCTTTCGTAATCGTTTAGTTCAGCGTATACTTCTTCATTTTTTGTATAAAAATAAAGCTTATCAGAATCTGTAGCTATTGAGCTACCTTTTAATACTTCATTAAATTTTGTATTAGGTAGTAAAAACCCTGAATCGTATTTTAAGGATTTAATCTTTGTAGGGTTTACCGGACACCTCTGCATGTAACTATCTTCAAGTAAGAAGTAATTGAACTTAAAATTAGATGTATTATACTTTATATGATTATCTTCTAAAGTAAGTTCAATATTATTATCCTCTATACACTCAAGAAGTCTTACAAACTTCTTAACATCAGGTAAATTAATTCTAACAATACCGTCAAGGGTAGTATCTAATTTTAATGTAGCTAATAAAACTATACTACCATCTTGAGAAGAACAAACAGCATAAAGCTCATCACCTTCAGGTATTAACGATACATTATCAGCTAATTTACTAATAGGTAACAAAAACTTTTGTACAAAAAGTTCTTTGTTTAATGTTAGTTTAAAAGACACTTGTTACAAGTTTTTATTTTTTTCTGTAAAGGTTGCAAACACCTTGCCTAACATACCGGCCATTTTCGTAAGTGTAGCGTTAGTCTTTTCCAACTGAGAACGAATTGATTGTACATCTTCTCTTGTAAGAACAGATAAATCAATTTGTTGAGGTGCTGGTGCTGTAGGTGTTACACCAATAGGGGAAGGCATCGAAGCAATTACTGTAGGTACCGGGGCTGATGTAGGGTCTGATGGCAACGGATACATTTGCTCTGCTGCTTTATTAAGCTGTTCCATCATTTGAACTTGCTGCAGAGAGGGACCTGTAGGGCTTGTCTGTCTTACAAAGCTCATTGGGTCTAATCTATTAGCAGGAGCAGTCATACCCTGAGTTACAGAACTTTCATCAATCCTTTGAAGATTGTTGCCTGTAATCTTAGCCATAATGGCTGCTGCTAATTGCTCTTCGGATACGGCCATATTACTTTAATTCTCTGCCTGCGTTAATAACTGCAACGGCAACGGCGGTGTGAATGGACTCGTAGTGATTAACAACTACCGAGTAATCCTTAATACGGTTATCAAGCTCCTTATCAAGCTCAACAGCTACCTTACGAACCATATCTTCAACGAAGACTGGATTCTCATACATAAGCTCAGTCTGATAAGCTTCGTCTACACGCTTAAGAGCATTAATAATCGGGGCTGAAGAGCACTTCTCAACAATATCGATAATCTCTTCAATCCACATAATGCCCTTTGACTCATCAAGCTCAACAGTAACGTCAGCTACTGAACGTTGATTATGAGCTCCGTAATCACTGATCTCTTTCGAGCAAGGGCAAAGAGAAGCGTACATAACGTGAACGGTAAGATAGAGTCTCTCTTTACCATCAACAAGCCTGCCTTCCATATTAGCGCGATAGTCCATATGAGACTCTACCTTAGATACAGGGGCTAGACGCTTAAGGAAGTAGTCAAACTTAATCTTTACATAAGCGTTATCAGACTTAAGTCTGGACTTACACTCATGAAGAAGATCCTTAATAACTTCATGAACAAAGTATCCATCCTTTGCTACAACCTCCTCAATAAGGATACGATAACGGCTCATATTTGTACCTTTATTCTCAGGAGTGAGATCGGTATACATACTGAACTTACCAGAGCCTTCGTTCACCGTGCCATCCTTACGAATGATCTTAACGGGAAGCGTTGCATCTCGGGTACCAACCTTAGGGATATACTTCTTAGGGAACCCGTCAACAGTATTCTGAATGTCGGGGATATCGGCGTTAGTTTTGATTCTAGGCATAAATTTGAGTATAGTTGCTAATATTTTAGAGTCCAGCAAGTAGTTCTTTAAGTTTTGCATCGGTATCATCTACAGCAGGTGATGGGGTTGGAGCCTTAGCTTCGGCAACTCCTTCAAAAACACTATTGACAATATCCGCCTTAGTAGGCTTAGCTGTGACCGGTTCAGGTACAGTATCTTCATCTACTTCCTCTTCACTTGTTACGTCTTGAATACAGAAGAAATGCTGATCAAGAAGACGTTGTAGTTCAGTAGAGGTCTTAGCCTTGTTAAACTTCTCAAGGTCAAAAATACCTTGATAGACTGTTTGAAGCTTAGCATCGTCAAAACCATCAAGCTTAGATGGTGACAAGAACTTAGACGAAGCGTATGTAACGAACGTTCTGGAATTTGCTGCACCAGCACGGGCTTCACACTTAATACGAAGAGTGCTACCATTAGCTACATCAAAGATCTTATCGCCAAATTCAGAAGAATCATCTCCATCAATTGCACTAGTAATAATCTTTGCAAGCTCCTTACCGTAGCGAATAACCTTAACCTTACCTTCGTTTTCAGGGTTAGTAGGATCGGTAATAACATAAGCATTTACCATCCAATTCTCCTTACGAGAAACCTCTCCAAGCTTCTTCTTCTCTTCTTCGGTACCTGTATTGTATGTCTTCATGACATAAGAATCAATCGGGCATAACTCTCCGTGAGTACTTGGGCAGAGTGAGGTAATAAACTGACCGTTAGAATGACTCTTCCAAGAGTGATGCTTGTAATTGTAGATGGTCTTCTTTGGTTCGTTAACGTTAGGGACAAGACGTACGAGATAGGTCTTACCGGACTCGAACTTCATGATGTCCTTATATGAATTATCACTCTTGTTCGAGAGTGAGGCTTTAATTTCGGCGAATATATTTTTGCTAAATGTCATAGTTATTTGTTTTGTATGGGTTATATGTAGGGTTGTTTATTTGTTTGTATTATACGGATGATTTTAAAGAGTTCAAGGTTTTATCTATAAAAAATTTTAGTTTCTCAAAAGCTGTGTTTAAGAAGGGTTTAAGTTCTTTAGAACAGTTGTATTTCGATTTATAATCTAAAAAGCTTTTACCAAAATTTCCTAGTAATAACTCTTTTTCGTCAAAAGGCATCTCATTTATATAAGATAAAATGCCGGTAAATTCCATAAGAGAGTATGGATTTATTTTATTATTTTTTAAATGATATACCCATTCAGGAGCCATACCTTTTAAATTAAATGTTGGGTAATCGTGCAATTGAATTTTATGTTCTAAACAAAACTTCGTTATAAAAACAATTGACTCTTTTACTTCAGGTAATTGACTATCAGGTGATAATTGTTTAAGCTGTTGTTTGTACACTGTATAAGCTTTTAAAGCTCTAGGTGAAGCAAAATAATTTAAATCAAAGTAATTTGTATCAGGATAAAGCTTATAAGGTGCTATAAAATATGTATCCATACTAATATCAGGATACTTGTTAAAAAATACTGCTAATCTTTTAATGGGAACGTACTTTGCATTTTCTTCAAAGCCACTAAAGTCACTTTTAAGTTTAAAAGGTTTATTACGCAAAGAACGAGATACTGCTAAATGTTTATTGTAAATGCGTTCTTCTAATTTTGTCACTTTTTACTGGTTATTGATTTTTTAAAGAGCCGTTTAGTATTTTTTGATTTTAATAGCGGTGGGTAAAGTTGCAAGAGATTAAGTAGAGCATCTTTTGCATTTTCAGAATGAGTAACTTCTACAAACAGATCTCTTATTTCTTTATTTTCTAAAATTAAAACAAAAATTGAAGATGGGTTTAATCTTTTATTATGCAAAATGGATAAAAACGACCCAAATTTAAAAACACCTAAAATGTACTCTTTTGTACAAATCTGTCTTAAAGGATCATTTTTAGATATAAAGTCACCTAATACTTTCTCATTAAACATATGTAGAGTATTTACTACATATTGTAACATTTATCAAGGTTCAGATAATCTTTCTAAAGTGCTTTGTGCATCAGAAACTGTTTGTTGCGGATTTTCCGCTGAAAAATGATCCGGATTAACTTCGTTAAGTGTTAATGTTTCGTATTTAACTCTAAAAGCACAACTACCAAAATTAGCACCAAATCTATTTTTTTGCATTCCGAGATTGATAATACCGAGTTCCTTATCTTCTTCCTCTTGCCACAACGAACAAATTACATCGCATGTTGCCGCTAGACCAATACTCTCTGAAATACCTTCCATACCAGGACTAGCTGTATTAAATGCTCCTCGATTAAGCTGAGAGGCAGTAACAATAGGTATATTATATTTAAAGGATAAAGCTCTTAATTGTTCTGCAGTTTCTTTAACTGACTCGTACGAATTTAAATTCTTTGTAGGAGGCTTTAAAAGATTAATATAGTCAATAACTATTACTTCAGGTTTAAAGCCTTTATGTGCTAGTTTAGAAATATAACCATCAATATGTCTAACTGTAATAGTTTTAGGAGCATATTCTTTAACAACAAGTTTACTTTCTAGTTGTCTCTCAATATGAGAGATCTGTTGTTTAAGTTCATCAGTATATAATTTAAGACTATTATGAGGTATCTGAGTGAGTTGTGCACTAATTCTCTTTGAGTACATAAACTCAGACATTTCTAATGAAATAAGAAGTACGTTCTTATTCTTCATAACCATATTAGCGGCAATATTACCTAGGAAAATACTCTTACCAATATTTACCTGACCTACTAAACAAGTTAACGTTTTAGGAAATAAACCACCCTCTAGCTTTTCATCTAAGAATTTCCATCCTGTTGGAATAGGATTATAAATTTTTGTAAGTTCTTGAATATGATTATCTACCTCTTCAAAATACCAATGACCCATATCCTCACCGAGGTTAATATTATAAGCCTTTTCAAACTCCTTTAAAGTAGTTTCAGGATCTACTTTACCTTGTGAATACTTCTCAGCAGTATCAACAATTGTTTTATACAAACATCTTTCTTTTAAAAACCTTTCTGTATTATTAAGAAGCTCTTCTTTATTAAACTTTGTATCGAGCTCTTTAAAACGTGTTACTACTTCGTTAAACGATCTTCTTTCTTCGTCGGTTGTGAGTCTTGATTTAATTTCAGTAGTTGAAGGCACTGCTCCGCGTTCAATAAAGAATGCAGCAATGCACTTAAAAACTGTTTGAATGCTTTTATCATTAAAGTAAGCGGGATCAGCATATTCAATAATTGATGATAGGTATTCTTGACTAAGAAGAGAGTTAAAAAGAATAATGTTCTCGTAATAATCGAGATCGAGTTTACCAGGTTCTGGATTAGACATTATTCGATATTATCGACTTCTTCTTCAATATCTACTGTAGAACTAGTGCCATAGCAAAGTTTCTCTTGTAAGACTTTTTCTAATTCTGGCATAATCTTTTCCCAGAATTTAGGATCTTTTTCGAGATCTTTTCTATAACCAAGACTTTCTCCTTTATACATTACTGTACGTCCAGGTTTTTCAATAACGCCGAACGCTTCAGCAATTTCAAAAAGTCCGGCATGCTTATCTAGACCGGTTTTAAAATTAAGATAAAGCTCTGTCTTAAGATAAGATGGTACAAAGCGGTTCTTTACAGTCATTGCACCTAGCGTAACACCTGAAATATTATGGGCAATAGCCACAGATTGTTCATTAGGATTGTCACTAGTTTTCTCGTTCTTCGTACTAAGTTGCACAAGAACCGAAGCAAGATAAATCGGCCCCTTACCACCACTCTGAGTTTTAACAAGAGTAGGAAACATTTCCATTCCTTCATAAATGTGATTACTAAATAAAATTGGTACCTTTGCTTTAGCAGCTTTATAGGTAAGTGTACGCATCATCGATTTAATAGCTTTTGCTCTTTGTCCTACGTCAGCTGAATCTTTACCTGCTGTAGCATCCTTAATTTCTTTAGCACTTGCAAGATTTCCAAGTGAATCAATTGCTACAATAAACTTAAGATCGGGATTGTCTGCCTTAATAACGTTATCGAGAAATGCGCTCATCTGATTACGGCAATCTTCAATAGTCTCAACAGGGTAGTACTTGACACGAGACGTATCCATACCAGCACCTTCAGCACTCTTCTTATCTACAGCTACCTCAGAATCCCAAATAACAGGTATATAGCCTTTCTTCTGAGCATTAGCCATAACCTTATTCATAATAAGAGTCTTACCAGCCATTGAAGGTCCAGCAAAACCTGTAATACGACCTCCTGGAATTCCCTTATACATGGATCCAGAGATAATAGCATTTAAAGCATAAGAGCCAGTATCTATCCAATCTTCAGCGGTAGATAGAGTAGCAGCATCTAGTATTGCAGCATCGGGGTTTAAGTCATCAACTGATTTAAAAATATCTTTTAAACCGGAAAGTTCGTTTTTAGCCATACTGTAATATTAGATGCTACTTCTATTAAATCCAATTATGCTTCGTCAAAAAGACGGACTACATCATTACCCGCGTTAGGTGGTGTAATGATCGGGCTCGGGTTAAAGATCTGCTGATATTGCGCTTGAAGCTTAAAGTCAAATGCAACATCCTGACATTCTGTAATAAGCTCGCGATTATAATTCCAAATCGTTGGCTCAGACTTATCAGCAAGAAACTCTCTAAAGAAAAGAGGAAGAATCTGAAGCTGAAGCTGTCCTGACTGCTGATTAGGCATGATGTGAACAACAGCAGGGTTCTTAATAGAAAGAACCTTATCTGTTGTATTTGCATCTACGCGTTCACCGAGAATAGTACGTCCGACTGAATCGAAAAATACTGTGATTGTGTTGTTTGTTTCGCTCATACGTTAATATATTATTATAGTTTTATTTTTATGCTAGTGTAAATCTTATTGGCCCATTGCCTTTTTTGTATAAAGTGTATGGTTAATAAGAGTAGTAGGAAGAAGTTCTACTCTACTTGCCCTTGTAGGGTTAATATCAAGAGAGCCTCGGCGGGCATAAAGAAGAGTTACAGCACAATCAATTACAGCTGGATGACCCATAATGCTTGTATAAAGCTTTTCAGCACAAAACTCATGGAACTCATTAACCTCTCTCAAAGAAACAACTTGCTTAAAAAGTGAGACAGGATTAACTTCACAACCCTTCGTAATAATACGAATATAAGCAGTACCTGTATCCTTCTGCTTTGTATGTCTGCAACGGGATCTTAAAGCGTTTGTAAAATACTTACACTCAACAACCTCTTCACCGTCTGTAAGAGAGTAGAATTTAAGATGTTCTTCTTTTGAAGCATAATCAGTAATTTCTGTACTAAAATGGATCTTATCAGTAAGATCGACATAACCATAAACAGGGTCGGCAGCACTAGTGTCGGCTCCAGAACGGAAGAACTTAACCGATACAGGTGTTTTAAGAACGTTCTCAAGGTCAGTACGAATCTGGTTCTCATAATTGTCAATAGCTTGAGCATATGTTTCTCCCATCTTACACATATCAAATGAATTACAGTAAAGCTTAGCAGACTTTGACTCTACCATGAACTCTGAATCACATGAATAAACATACTTGAGAGTTCCTGCTACCGGGACTCCACTATTAAGAAGAAACGTAGCT